CCCTGATATGATACTCTTGTTGATTGAAGAGATAAGGGAAATAAACCAATAAATCTATATTCCAAAAATCTATTATAATCTCTCTCAAACTTAACTATGCGTGTTTCATTCATTTTATAATCAGAAGGAAAATTTAATCTAAAATGATAGGTGTCTGATGTAGGATCAGCAGCAGAACTCCCAGTTATAAATTCAATATAGTGCTCAAAGAATTTTAGTATCTTATAATCATTATCAACATAAAACTCTAAATTCATTTGTGTAAAATTACGAGTATGTGCAAACTTTTCAATAACTCCCTGAAAATCACCACGAGCATCGACTGATGCTAAAGCACTACCAGGTAAAACAGCATCGCTACATAAAAGACCAATATCTTCTGCTATGAATCTATCATTCACACCTTTTCTTCTTAAGAATGAACGTAATGGACTCACTGGTAGAGCAAACTTAACAATATATTGAGATGTTTGTGCTACGTTCTGAAATTTAGGTAAAAACTCTGATATTGGTCTTGGTCTTGGTGCTGGCACTCTAAATAAAATTACACGTCATATGTATTTAGATGTCTTATAAGGGAAAATACTACCCTTCATATCCTAGAAAGTATAAAGGTGATCCAACAAATATCATCTATAGATCACTCTGGGAGAGAAAGTTTATGGTTTATTGTGATAAAAATGATAATATATTAGAGTGGGCAAGTGAAGAAATTGCTATTCCATATCGTTCACCCGTTGATAATCGAGTTCATAGATACTTCCCCGACTTTTATATGAAAGTTAAGGAAAGAGGTGGAAAAGTAAAACGATATGTGATAGAAGTGAAACCAGCAAAGCAAACAAAACCACCCGTAAAACCAAAGAGACAAACAAAAGGATATATTCGTGAAGCATATGAATATGCAAAGAACCAAGCTAAATGGAAGATGGCACGAGAGTTCTGTGCTGACCGTCAGTGGGAGTTCAAGGTAGTTACAGAAAAAGAGTTAGGAATATGAGTCGTATTGACCCCATAATGAAAAATCTAGTCGGGAATGAAAATCCCGATGATTTAGCACAAGATATATTAGAAGTATTAACTGAGGGCAGTAATGTTCCAGAGGAGGGAAGTTATTATGTTTTTGTATATCAAGCAAAAACACCAGGCATCAGATACGACTTACATCCTTTAGTCGCAGTCACAGATGTTTATCAATGGGGTTTTAAGGGACTTAATTTTCACTGGGGTCAGATGAGACAATATACATATCAAGAAGTGGTTGGTGGACTTTATAAAGTAGATGAAATGGAATTAAGAGACTTACGGACGATTCCTTTTGGTAGAATTGTACTAAATAGTTAAAAAAGTAGGTCGATCATGGTTAGAGGAGTAAGAGGTAGTGGAGCAAAAAATAGAGGGAGAGAAGGTGGAAACTTTAGTGGTATTCAGCAACAAAATGTAAGAGGTAGTGGAGTCAAATATACTCCTAAAATAAAAGAAGAGGTAAGTGGTACAACCGAAGATAGAACGAAAGCAGATAATAATATAGAAAGACCTCAAAAAAATACAAGAAGAGCAGATGAAATAAGTGGTGTTAGACAACAAATGGGATATCCCCTTGCAAGAGGTCCAGGTGAGGAGACTGGAGATGCTTTAGTAATAAAATGCATACAATATACACCACCAAAAACAGGTCTTGAAGTATCAACCTCAAGAGCATATGCAGGTGCAGATGGTTCATTTGAGGGAAGAAATTATAAAAAGGGAGATGTTCTCCAAACAAAAACAGATACTGGTAAGTATGCAGATTATAAACTTGTTGATAGTGTTAGAATAAAAAATGATGGTGCATCTGATGGTCAAAAAAATGCAAAAGCAATTTACTATATTACACTCCCCATTCCACAAGATATTAATGATTCAAATGTAGTTACTTGGGGTGATGATAATATGAATATATTCCAAATTGCAGCAGTTGATGCAGCAGCTGGGGTGCTTGGAAATACGAAAGAATCATTTGAAAATGCGAAGGCAATATTAGACGCTGGTATTGGAAGACAAATTGGAAGTGCACTTAACAATGAAGATGGCACTGGAAAAGATACAGCAAGAGCAATAACAAGAGCTATTGCAGGTAAAGCGATTGATGCTTTAGGAGCAAATATACGACCCAATAGTGTATTAGGAAGATCGACAGGAATGATTCTTAACTCAAACCTTGAATTATTATTCAGTGGTGTTACACTTAGAACATTTCCTTTTAGTATAAACTTTTCACCAAGAAGTGAAGCAGAAGCTAATGAAGTTCTATCAATAATCAAAGCATTAAAAAGTTCAATGGCTGCAAAGAAAAATGCCTCACAGGGACAAGGTGGTATATTCTTAAGAGCACCTGATGTTTTTCAGCTTAAATATTTTCACAAAGGAACTGACCATCCATTCTTAAATCGAATCAAGGATTGTGCTTTGACTGCGATGACAGTAAATTATACTAACTCTGGAACGTATGCAACATATAGTGACGGTCAACCTGTTAGTATTAGAATGAATCTCACATTCAAGGAATTAAATCCAATTTACTTTGAGGATTATAAAGATGTTGGAGGAGTAGGATACTAATGGGTTATTTTAGAGAGTTACCAAATTTATTATATCAATCACCATATCCGACTAAAAAGTCAACTGGTGATTATATTGCGATAACAAATATTTTTCGTAGAGCAAAAATATTTGATTCTTTGCAAAACAATATATTTGTATTTGACAAATATGTTATAGGAGATAATGAGAGACCTGATAATATTGCTGAAGAAATGTATGGTAGTCCAGACTTGGATTACATTGTTATTATATCAGCAGGAATTACAAACATAAATCATCAGTGGCCACTTCAAGATTATCAAGTGTATGATAATTCACTAGCAAAATATGGTTCTGAAACAGTTATGAATGAAGTGCATCATTATGAAACATACGAAATCAAAGATAGTCAAGGTCGTCAAATATTACCACCAGATTTAATTGTTGATGATAGTTTTAAGATTGATGGAAGTTCGTTAAGATTTGGAACAAATCAATTTACAATCATTTCACAATTAGGTAACAGACAATTAGATGATAAAAATGAATATACTGTTGCAACAGATAAAATAGCAAGACCTGTAACAAATTATGAACACGATATCATGGAAAATGATAAGTTAAGAAAGATTGATATATTAAGACCTAGTTTAGTTCCAACATTTATTGAAGACTTTAGAGATGCAGTAAGATATGCACAAAGTTCTGGATTTATATCAAATAGATTAGCATCTACCGAGAATACAAATATTATCCCATAAAAAAAGGGGGTCGTTTGACCCCCATTTGTTTATTCTTCCGCTAGTTTTTGGAAGTACGATAATGCATCGTCATCATCATCATTTACTGAGGATGGTGTTGTTGATACAGCAGCGGTTACTAATTCCTCTGCAGCACCACGACCATCATCTTCATCTGCAACTTCATACTCTGGAGTTGCTGTTTTCTTATTACCAAGAACATAGTCTAGACGAGTCTTCAACTCTTCATAAGTCTTGAACTGGTCTCCTGCAACTAACTCAGCGAGAGAGAATTGCTTTTTCCACAATGACTCAAGAGCATCGTCGTCATTAAGTAATGGACTCACAGCAGCAAACTCAGAACTGTCATAGTTTCTATAACCTGCGACATTCTTTGCTTTTAACTTGAAGTTAGCACCTTGCCAGAAATCAAATGGATCGATTGCTTCCTCATCCTCAAACTCAGGTTGCATTGCAGCAGTTAGTTTATCAAAGATTTTCTTACCATACTTGAATAAGAATACTTTGCCTTCGTTCTCAGGATTTGCAGGGTCTTTAACCACATAGACATTAGAAACATAGGTCAACTTACGCTTCTGCTTTCTTGCAGTTTCCTTCCCAAGATCAGTTCCATTATTCCAGAGTAAAGAGTTATACTCAGAAACAGGGTCTTTCTGTCCTAGTGTGGTAAGAGAGTTCTCAATATACCATCCACCAGGTCCTTGGAATGCGTGTGAATATAGTTTAACAAAAGGTAGGTCTTCGTTTTCTGGTGCGGGTAGGAAACGAATAACAGCATAGCCGTTACCTCCTTTATCTACATCTAATTTCCATATGCGGTCATCAGTATTACCGCCTGTGTTGTTCATCTTCTCGACTTCTTTTACTAACTTTGCTGTTAGTGAGCCAAGTTTAGACTGTTTTTTTAGGTCTTTAAAAGACATTTGGATACCTCGGATAAATTGGATACGTTGGATAATAGGATTATATCAGATAAGTTCTTAAGAGTCAAGCTGTGTCTTAAGATTGTCAATTGTATGTGACATTCCAGAAAATAGCAAGGACATGTCAGTTCCTTCTGGAAAACCAAGAAGTTGTACTGATTGTTCTAAGTGCTCCTTTAACTCAATTGCTTCTGGATCTTTTGACAAACTAATGCGTGTATACATTAGTTTTTGCTTCTCTAACAGATTTGTAAGTTTTTCAATATGTTCAAGTTTGTCTTCACGACTCATTGTGCCAAACTTGAAGGCTTTTTGATATATCTCGGACTGTAATCCGTGAATATCTTCTAGTCCTTCTTTGACTATATCAGAATCAAAAAATTCACTCATGAATAATTTCCCTTAAGATTTTTTTGAATTGGAACACATTTATATTTAGGAAAGGTTTATACTTCTTAATTTTAAGACTGACGGTTTCCCATACTGGGTCTTTTAATTTTTTATCAAACCTCTCTGAAAATGCGAAAATAATGTCAAATATAACGAACGTCTCTAAAGATATATCTCCACCTAAAAATCTCTTTAATATTATAGGATGTCCTTTCTTACATTCTAATACCTCATCTAAATTATTATTACCTAATAACTCATTTGATTGTTCCTTAAACATATAAGACATACTTTGTTGTCTTTTCATCCAATCAGAATATGTTCTCTCTCCAGAGTTAATAATCTCTCCTATCCACAGATTCTTTGGATTATCTGTAGTCACAAAGTTTGCTAGTAAAAAATTGACTATTTCAGCATCAGAATATTTTCTTGATGTTTTCTCAAACCAATACTTATCTTTTCTCTTATTAAAAGAGGTGACTGTAGCACTGGATTTACCACCATATCTAAAGAAATCATACTTACGGTTAGTAAAATGATTTTTCATTGATAGATATGACTGATACGTTTCAAATGGTGTCACTTTCATCAACTTCTTCCATGTTACCAAGTTCTTCAATTGCATCAACGGGAACTTCTACTTCCCCAATGCGATACCAGTGTTGTTCAACACCGATACTGTCAGGTCTCACTCCAAGATATTCTAAATCTCGAAATGTATGTTCACGCAACATCGCTTGTAAACGATAATGCATTAATTCAGATTGTTTAGGCATTATAATGGTAATTTTGCTCTTGATGTAGGTTTCATAAAGTTAAGCCTCGTTGCATCCCACTTAAGTCTTTCCTTTAATGGTTTTGAGATTAACTTTGATACTGATTCTACCTCAATATTGTTAGTTTCGCAATAGTAGCAGATGGCATCGATGTAATTGAAGTCTTGTTCTTCAGCAACAATTTTTTCGATCTCCATCGCAAATTTGGAAGGAGTCAAGAATTTGTTCTCGATTGCCTGTTCTAATTCTTTACTAGGTTCCATAG